TTGACGATGACGGGCGGGAGGCCCGAGGCGTTTGCGTTGTGCGAGCGCTGGATGGCTCGACAAACGTATGCCGGGCCTGTGCGCTGGATTGTTGTGGGCGACGGAGAGGTGGCGCAACCGATCTCCTTCGCCCGAGACGGCTGGCAAGTCGACGTTTTGCGCCCGACGCCATTTTGGGCTCCTGGACAAAACACACAGTCGCGCAACATAAAAGCCGGGCTCGACGTTCTCGGCGCAGACGCCCGGCTCGTGATCATCGAGGACGACGATTGGTACGGGCCGGAGTGGCTCGTCACGGTCGACAAGGCGCTCGACAAGCATGAGTTGGTGGGCGAGTCGCACGCCCGGTACTACAACGTCGCCCAGCGTCGCGCACGGCAGCTGGAAAATTTCCAGCACGCCAGCTTGTGCTCCACCGCCATGCGCGGCAGGGCGATTGACCAGCTGAAAGGGGTTTGCCGACCTGGAATTCAGTTCATTGACGTGATGCTGTGGCAAGCGTTCGGCAGCGAGGGGGCTTTTCGCGGCGAGAATGTTGTCGGGATCAAAGGCCTCCCCGGTCGCAAAGGCATCGGCATCGGCCACGACAAGCGCTTTCAAGGCGTCTCCGACAAGTCGGGCAAGATTTTGCGCTCTTGGATTGGGTCGGATGTTGCGGCATACTTAGCGCCGGAGAGTCCAGATGAATAAGCCACCACGCCCCAGCAACAACGTCGCCGACGAGCCAATCACGCTCGATGTGGCGCGACTGCACTTGCGCCTGGACACCGAGGGCTCGCCCCCGGCCCACCCAGACGATGCGCTGGTGGAGGCGCTGATCGTGGCCGCTCGTGAAGCCGCAGAGTCGTACACCGGCCTCGCAATTGCGTACCAGACGTACACGCTCGCGCTCGACGAGTTCCCTGACGCGGCCATTGTGCTCGGCAAGTGGCCCATCAACGCCATCTCCAGCATCACCTACAAAGACGCCAACAACGCGACGCAGACCGTCTCGTCGGCGGATTATTTCCTCGACAACTATGCGCGTCCCGGCGAAGTTGCTCTGCAGCCAACAAAGTCTTGGCCCGTGACGGCGGCAGTCGCCAACGCGGTGGTGGTCACATTTACGGCGGGGTTTACGGACGGCTTGAGCCCTGACCCTTACCCTTTGCCCAAATCTCTGAAGCAAGCGCTCCTGCTCACCATTGGACACTTGTATGACCATCGCGAGGCGGTCTCGGCGACCGAGAAGTACGAGATGCCGATGGGGGTGATCAGCTTGATGACGCCGCACCGCATTTCAATGGGGATGTGATGGACATCGGACGCCTCAACCAACGCATAACCGTGCAACGCCGCTCGGCGACATTGGACGATTATGGCCAAGAGTTGAACACATGGATCGACGTGGCCACAGTGTGGGCCAACGTGAAGCCGATCGGCGGCAGAGAAAAGATGCGCGCCATGGCTGTGGAGTCGCAATTGACGCACACAGTCGCCGTGCGGTATCGCTCGGCCTTCATGCCGCCGAAGGCCGTGGACGCCTTCCGCATCAATTATGGCGGAAGGATCTTCAACATCACAGCCGCTCGCGACGTGGAAGAAGATCACGAGTACATAATCTTCGACTGCACGGAGGGCTCGCTGGATGGCCAATGAGATAAAGGTCGAAGGCCTCGCCGAGCTGCAAAAGATGCTGAACCAGCTCCCCGCAAAGCTGGAAGCCAACATCTTGCGCGGCGGTTTGCGGGCGGCTTCGAACATTTATCGCGACCGAGCGCGCAACAATGTGCCTCGCAAAACTGGCGACCTGCGCAAAAGCATAAAGGTCAGCACCAAGAATCGCAAAGGCGTCACCTCCGCCACCATCAGTGCTGGCGGTGGCAAGGTGTTTTACGCGCACTGGATCGAGTTCGGCACGGCGTCGTTTTTTGACGGCTCGGGCCAATCGGTCGGCGCACCATACAAAATACCCGGCGTGACCAAGGGCGGCGTTTCCACGCGCAACAAAAAAGCGTTGTCGTTCGGAGATTTCGCCTACAACAACGTCACGCACCCCGGCATCCGGCCAACAGCATTCATGCGCAACGCGTTCGACGGCGACACGGCAGAGGTGATGGAAGCGCTGAAGTTGTACATTGGTGGGCGCATCGGCAAGGAGATGTTGAAATGAATCCCGAGCTGATTGTTGCTGCGCTGCTGAATCACGCCTCGATCACGGCCTTGGTGGGCACGCGCCGCGCATTGGCGCAGTTGCCGCAAAACACTGCGATGCCAGCGCTGGTTTATCAAGTCGTCAACGCCGACCCTCGGCCAAATTTGGACTACGCCGACGGCCCCCAAATGGCTCAGGCTCGCATCCAATTCAACCCGTTGGCCGTCACGATTCCAGAGGTGAAAGCAATTCATAGTGCGTTGCGCTCTGTGTTGGACTTCAAGCATAATTCTACCGTCGCGGGCAAGCTGGTTGTCAGCTGTCGGTTCAGCTTGCTGGGCCCGATGGACAAAGACAATGAAGCTGGCGTGTGGACTCAGCCCGCAGATTATTTGTTGACCTACTATGAATGAGTCGGTCAAAAACGAAGTTGCGATTTTGAGAAATCAAATTTGCATCCCCCTGCCTGCATCCCTGTGGGCTCATCCTCTTGTCATTGAAAGGAAAAAATCATGACTGTACGCACCTCCGCAGGGACAACTCTGCGAGTCACCTCCTCCGCTCCCGCCACGTTCGATTCTTCGGGCTACACCACTCTGTTCACGGCCTCCCCCGTGCCAGCACTGGTCGGCGAGATTACCGACTTGGGCGAGTTTGGCCGCGAGTTCGCTCTGGTCACGCACAACCCTGTCGGCACACGCGGCACCCAGAAGTTCAAGGGCTCCTTCAACGAAGGCACCATGACTTTGTCGCTGGGCTTGGACACCGACGACGCTGGCCAAATCGTCATGAAGGCCGCAAGCCTGAGCGACAACAGCTACTCGTTCATGGTCACCACGCAAAATGGCGACAAGTACTTTTTCCAAGCCAAGGTGATGTCCTTCAAGGTCGCAGTCGGCTCTGTCGACTCGATCACCACGGCCACCTCGTCGCTGGAGCTGACTGTCAACGCCGCTGGCGTGGGCATTGTTGAGTCTCTGGCGGCTTGATTCGAGCACTGCCCTAGTTGGCAACACGCGCACCGACTCGGGCCAGTTCGCATCCTTCGCGGGGTGCGGCTGGCTCGGGCACGGGCAATTTCACTCCCCGCGAAAGGACTTTTAAAATGTTTGATATTTCCGCACTTGCAGTTCAAGACACCACCATCATTGAGCTCGAAACGCCCACGGGCGACGAGTTGCTTAACGACAAAGGCGAGCGCCTGAGCATTACGGCTTACGGCCCCGGCTCCAAGCAATTCAACAAGGCGCAAGGCGTGCGCAACCGCGCAATTCTTGAATACGTGAAGCGCGGCGGCAAAAAGATGAAGGACGGCGAACAGCGCGAGTTGGACGCCGAGTTCCTGGCGGCTTGCACGGTGTCGTTCAACAACTTCACGTACAAAGACCTCACAGGCATCGAGATGTTCAAGGCCGCGTACCTCGACACCACCATCGGCTTCATCTCCGAGCAAGTGAACAAAGCCATCGGTGACTGGGCAAATTTTACGCAGGGGTCTGCGAAGACCTGATCCTTTACGCCAAGCAGTTTGCTTGGTTCAACGCGAAGCCCAAAAAGCCCGACGCCCCCGGAGCCGTCGCCAAGCGCGACGGCTCCGCGCAAGAGTTGACGCGAGCGCAAGACGTGATCGCTCGGGGCGGCACCCCGCTGATGCCGCCTTTGGAGGATGCAAATTATGTTGTTTCCTACTGGCAAGAGCTGGGCATGGTGGAGTCCAACGGCATGGGGGCGACGCCTTTGAGTGCGCGAGAGATTGCGGCGTGGCAACAGGGGTCGGGCATAATGCTGCAAGCGTGGGAGTTTCACATTTTGCGTGAGATGTCTCGGGCATACTTAGCCCAGTTGCACGAAAGTGAAAAACCTGATTGTCCGCCCCCTTACGGTGATCCGGTGAACAACTTCGACCGAGAGGTCGTGAGCAAGAAGGTTTCCAACGCTTTTCAAGCATTCATGCAGGCAAAACGCAAATGAGCACCACGGTAGGCACTTTGACGATCGAGATGGCGGCGAACATTGTTCGCCTCCAGCAAGACATGGACAAGGCGCGTAGCAGTGTTGAAAACACCATGGCCAAGATCAGCAAAGCCGCTGGTGCTGCCGGGGTGGCGTTGGGTGCTTTGGGCGTTACGGTGGGCGCAGGGGCTTTTGCATCTTGGATTCGCGGCGCGATTGATGCGGCTGACGAGACGAGCAAGTTGGCGCAAAAGATCGGCTTGGCCGTGCCACAAGTGGCCGGGTTGCAGTTGGCCTTCCGGCAGTCGGGCATCGACGCTGGTGCGCTGCAATCCAGCATGAGCAAGTTGTCCGTCGCAATCGCCAACGGCAACGACGCGTTTGTTGCGATGAACATCAGCACCAAAAATGCTGACGGCACGCTGAAAGACACCCGGCAAATTCTCGGCGAGGTGGCCGACAAATTCAAGGACTACGAAGACGGCGCGGGCAAAACCGCGCTGGCGGTGCAATTGTTCGGCAAGGCCGGGGCAGACCTGATTCCGCTGCTGAATGGCGGCTCGGAAGCGCTGGACGAGTTCGATGCAATGGCCAAGAAGCTCGGCCTCACGCTGGACGAGGACACCGCCAAGCGTGCCGAAAAATTCAACGACACTCTGGACCTGATGGGGCAAGGCTTTGCCGGGATCAGCCGCCAAGTTGCGGCGCAGTTGTTGCCGACGCTGGAAGGGTTGGCGGACCAGTTTTTCTCGGCCATGACCGAAGGCGACCGCCTTAAGGTGATTGGCGACGCGCTGGCCACCGGGATGAAAGCGCTGTATGTTGTCGGCGTGTCTTTGGTCGGGGCTTTCCGTGCGGTCGGCAACACGTTGGGCGCGGTTGGCGCGCAGGTGATGGCGGTGATGAAGGGCGACTTTGCTGGGGCTGTAACCGTCGGCAAAGAATGGGCTGGCGACATGCAGAACATCTGGACCGGCTCGTTGGCCGAGATAGAGAAGGCTTGGAACGCCAACGGCAGCACCGCCGTCAGCACGATGACGGCCACGACTGCGGCGCTGAAAAAGCAAGCGCCCTACGTCTCCGACGCCACAAAGAAGCAAACCGAAGCGCTCAACAAACAAGAAGAGGCTTACAAAAAGCTGGCCGGCAGCATTGACGAAAAAATCGCCGCGATAGAGCTGGAGATGAACCAAGGCAAGAAGCTGACTCCGGCTCAGCAGCTGGAAATCAAGTTGCTGAAGGACATCGAGTCCGGCACGCTGAAGTTGACTGCAGCTCAATTGCAAAATGTGAAGGCCCGCATCAAGGCGCTCGCTGCTGCGGAAGACTTGAACGACGAGTTGAAACTCGAAAAGCAACTCTTGGAAGAGTCTGCCAAGGAGAACGCCAAGTGGTTCGACACCATGGACAAGACGACGCAAGGCTTGATCCAAGAGGCTGAAAAGCAGCGCGAGGCGAACGACGCCATCACGCTCGGCAAGCAAGCCGTGGAAGAACTGCGCGTCGCCAAGCTCCGCGAAATGGCCGTCAGCGCCGACAAGAAGGCCCAATGGGCCGAAGAAGCGATGCTGGGCGATTCGGTTGTGAACGCTTACCGCGACCAAGCCAAGGCGCTGCGCGACCTCGCCGACCTGAAAGAGCAGGGCATTCATGTGCAGTCCGCCAAGGACGCGGCAGAAGCTTGGGAAAAGGCCACCGACTCGATCACCAACGACTTGAGCGATGCGCTGATGCGCGGCTTCGAGAGCGGCAAGGGTTTTGTCGACAACATGATCGACTACCTGAAAAACAAATTCAAGAGCACCACAGCCGAGTTCGTGCTGAAACCGATCGTGGGTTCCGCCGTCAGCTCGGTTGCGGGTTCGCTCGGCATCACGGCGGGCACCGGAACCAACGTCGGGCAACTGATGATGGGCGGTGCGAGCCTCTCGGCGCAGGGCGCGGCTTTCGGCGAAGGGTTCACAACGGCTGTGTCAGGGTGGTTCACTGGTGGCGCTGAAGTCGCGTCGATGGGCAGCGCAACGTCGGGGGCTTTCGGCGCTGGCGCGAGCGTTGCCGGGGCAGTTCCTTACGTCGCTGCGGCGCTCGTCGCGGCCAACGCGCTGGGCCTCATGCGCAGCAAGAAAATTGTTGGCGGCGGACTCACCGGAACGCTGGGCGAAGGCGACATCAGCAGCTACGACCTTCAGCGGCGCGGCGGCACGTTCTTCAACGGCCCGAGCTACACGATGGTCAACACGCAAATTTCCGAGCTGTCGGCCTACCTGCAAGGGTCGTTCTTCAAGATGCGCGAATCTGCCGCCGTGATGGCGCAGGTGATCGGCAAGTCCACAAAAGAGGTCTCGGCATTCACGATGGCGCTCGGCGATGTGAAGGTGCATCCCGACATAAATGAGCTGGGCCTTGTTTTGGACGGACTGTCCGATGAGCAAAAAACCGCAAAAATAAAAGACGCTTTGGACACCGCCAACGAAGCGATGGCGCAGTTAGTTTTGGGCGCGACAGACTTGCGCCATGCTGGCGAGACGGCTTACCAAGCGCTCCAGCGGCTCACCGGAATCCAACTGGTCAGCAACGCGCTCAATGAATTCGGCGGCGCATTTTCCAATTTTGCAGCAGCGTCGGTCGGCGCGAGAGAAAGCGTGATCGGGTTGGTCGGCGGCATCGAGCAGTTGATCAACAAGGCGCAAGGCTTTGTCAGCAACTTTTACACTGCCGAAGAGCAAGCCGCCATCACCGCTCGGGGCGTTGTGACGGCGCTGGGCGTTGCCGGGTTCACAAAGGCGCAAATCGCCGCGCTGGAGACTCGGGCAGATTTCCGCAGCTTGCTGGAAAGCATCAACATAGACGCCGAGTCGGGCCCCAAGCAGTTCGCGGCCTTGTTGGATTTGCAAGACGAGTTCGCTGGAGACAGTGGCGTCATTGATGTGCATGAGCTGGCGGTG